GGTTCTTTCATTTTCATATCATCGATAGTAGAAAAATGAAACCCTGTATTATTTTCAAAGAACATATAATTAGAAGAATCTTCAATAGATACACTATTTTGACATAAAAAATTCAATAACTTGAATGGAGACCAATTTGGTACTACAATATTTTTAGTATTAATTGATTTAGTATTAGTTTGTAAATCGTCCCAAACCCCAGTTCCAAAATCTAAAACTTCATATCCTATATAATCTACAATTTCTGAAGAAGTCATTGCGTTAAATGACCTACTTATCTTTGTTCGGTTATTCCTAAACAACACAGGAGAAACTAAATCTAATATTGCCGATACGCCGACTTTTCCATCCTCTTGAAAATCCGCATCATGGTATGAATTAATTCTAAACTCTTTTTCAAAATTAGAAGAAGTTTCACTTTCTTTTTTGGTATGCATACTGATCTTAAATATCTCCATACCTTGTCCTATAATTCCGAACTGTTCACAAAAACCAATATTATCCTCTATATACACACTACCAAATACAGTTTCGTGATAAATGCTTTCGTATATCGATATATTATTAACAATTTGATGAATAGGAAGCTCTTTGCCCCACATATTAGTATATGTAACAGACCACTCAGTTTGCGTCTTTGCGTCAAAAGATGCTAATGGATTATTATCTGCCATTATCTGTTATTCTTTTGCATTTGATCGACGTACATCTTCATCTCTTTTTCTATCTTATGTATTTCGTTTGGGTTAATTATTGATATTCTACGTTTTTTGTCGTTTTTATATATTTCCCATTCCATATTTGTAACTGGTGTTAAAGTTTCGTCTACATTATTTTCAATGTACTCATTATATTCTACGTCTTCCCAATGATGAATATCATTTACGTTATCGTATAATTTATTAGCATATGCCTCAACTTCACTCTCACGCATTAACCAATCATAAAATGGATCAATCACATCGTTTGCTATTAAAATTAACCACCAATAATCCGTAGTTCCATAGACGTCTAAAGAAACATTTTCTGGTGTGCTTCCTTCTGGTATATCAACATCAGTATAATAATTAGATAAATTATCTGTTAATTTGGTTAATCTAAAATTAACAGTTATATCGGAAATAGAAACTCCGTTATATTCTAGTTTGGGTAATTGTTCGTATAAGTTAGGCATGATTAATAGTTGAATGCGTCAATTTCTTGAGCGGTAACTTGTGTAATTTCTTTTAAAGAAAGTGTTATTTGTGTTTCTATAGGAGAACCATCTGCATGTGCTGTCCAAGCACCTTGCGTGGTATAATTCACATCTATATTAGTAATGAAACATTCTTTAGTTTTAAATAAATGGAGATTTTCTTCTCCCTCGTCTAAAAATCTAACTTGTACAGTGTGTGGAATACTTAATCTACCACCCAACCAAGGTTTTTCCACCGCAGTGCCACCAATATTAGTCATAGAACTTGTTGATGCTAATTTCAGTACTCTAATCATAGTATCTATCACTAATTGTTCCTCTGAATTTCTAGGAGTTAGTCTCCATGAAAAGGTATGATTTCTTAACGATTGTCCCTCATACAACGCTCCTGGTGCATTATTTATGACGGTATCTCCGCCCATCTTAGCAGCATTAGTCGAATTAAATAATGAGTCAATAAGACCCATTCCCTCATACATAACAGACTGTGCCAAAGAATTCAACCTAGGCTGAATGCTTCCCTTACCATTTTGATCCCGATTATATGTCATACTGTCAGTTTCACTAAACTTTTGAGAATATTGAGCACCAAGTGATAACGGCATTGGTAAAAATAAATCCATAACATGATCAGAGAGCATGAAATTTAATTCTTTTTCCTCCCCGTCTACCTGTGTCTTGCGTTTTTTTATTTTCCACGATTTAAAATTTAGATGTGTTTGAAATCCACCTATTGAATCCGTTTCCACTGGAAACGCTAACGAGTCTAGCGTGCCTCCTTCTTCGTACCTTTGGGCAAAAGTAGATGCGCCATAGCCAACCGCTGCTATCGCAGCCGCCTCCTTCCAATATCTGGCGGCCATTTGCTCTAATTTTGTTGCGCCTTTTGTAACCGCACTCAATAATATACTCATTACAACACCTCCTTGTTAAATACCATTTACCATATATTTATATAAATATATGTAATGGCATACAAAGGTAAGTATCACGTTAAAAATAGAAGCAAATACGTGGGCAACGTAGATAAGGTAGTGTATCGTAGTTTATGGGAAAGAACCTTTATGAAATACTGCGATGACAACCCATCAGTTATTGCTTGGAACAGTGAGGAAGTCGTAATACCATATTATAGTCCAGTTGATAATAAAATGCATAAGTATTATGTGGATTTTCTTATCAAAACCCGTGATAGTGATGGCAAGGTCAGACATGTATTAATCGAGGTAAAACCCGATAATCAAACCAGACCTCCTGTAATGGGAAAGACTAAAAAGAGTAAGTATAGATATTTAAGGGAATTAAAGACTTGGAAAGTAAACGAAGCAAAATGGAAGCATGCTGAAGAGTTTTGTAAAGACAGAAAGTGGGAATTTAAAATTTTAACCGAAAAACAATTAGTGAAATAATATGCCAGCAAATAGATTCAAAGGGAAAAAATTATCAAAAGCTGCCTTGGCAAAAACTTCTGCGGCTTGGTTTAAAGGCAAAGTTGGTAAAGCATCTCGTGGTTTTAAAAAGGGTAAGTTGGAGCCTGGTAAAATGTTCACCTTTGGTTATGATGCAAAGCATAAAAAGACATTACCTTACTGGGATAGATTTCCTCTGATTATCGTACTTGATGTTGCACCACAAGGATTTATCGGATTGAACTTTCATTATCTGCATCCTAAAGAACGTGAGTTATTTTTAAAGAAACTATCTAAATTTGAAACAGGTGCTGGAAAATCTAAAACGTTTAATGTCACTTGGAACGCAGTTAAAAGAATAAAAGGTGCAGATAAGATGATACATAAATATCTATACACCCAAGTAAGAACAACATTATTAGAATCACCACCTAATGAATGGGAAAACGTTATACATCTTCCTTATCAAAAGTTTGTTGGGGAATCCGCATCAACAGTTTGGAGTAATTAAAAATGAATCTATCAAAATTTAGTAATCAATTGATATCGGGCGACTATGCTCGTACTAATTTATTTCATATTCAATTAGGTCGCATTAAAGGGCAAGACCAATTTTATCATAAAGAGGGTAGAGATTACAATAAAGATGATATGAAGTTTATGGTGAAGCAAGTCACTCTTCCTGGAAAATCTTTAGGCACTATCGATACTAAACGTTTTGGTGCTATATTTAAAGTTGCTAATGATGTTATTGTTGATACTTGTACTATGACTGTTATTTGCTCTTCTGATATGAGGGAACGTTTATTCTTTGAGGGTTGGATTGATTACATTTATAATATGAATAAACATCAGACTTTGACCACAGACTTTGCAGATATGGATGGTGACCCAAACACCATAGATTGGAACGGAGCGGAAATAAAAGGAAATAAAAAGTTAGTATATCGCATGGCATACTATGATGATTATATCAGCAAACTATCTGTAGATACTTTAGATAGAAGTGGAAAACAAGCGTATCATGTTGATATATTAGAAGCATTCCCTACTAATATCGGACCTGTTGAATTGTCGTGGGGTGATGCTGGAGAAGTGGCATCGTTTAGTGTTACGTTTAGTTATAGAGATTGGTTTGCAAACATGCAAAGTCTAGACGAATGGTCTGACGAATTTGCAGATACATTAATAGAGGATGCCGAGCTAGAACAATTAATGATGGAAGGACTTTGGGAACAACGTGAGATGGAAGAAGAAGTTATTACCAGAGCAGCCAGAGCAGAAATTGAAGAAATGAAGAAACTTGCAATAGAGGATGCTGAGAGGAGAGCGAAAGAAGCAGCCGATAGTGCATACCTCGATCATTTGATGAACGATATAGAATATATCGAAGATTATAAGAATTCATCTGAAAATAGAGAAATGATGGACTTCATTAACGGAACCGATACCGAAACCGATACCGACATGCAACCATTCATCAATGAAGGCGGCGCTACAATGATGTTGGATATGAATGATGAAGCAACAATTAAATTATTTTTGGCTCAGGGTTATATATACGACGCAAAGCATGCTAATTACATAAACAATAAGAACGATCAAATACGTACCCAAGAAGAGATCGACCGAAACCGGAAAGATCTAGAATATATTAAGACTGGTCTTGATATTAACAAAGAACTTGATATAAATTCTCTTATACCTAAATTTGAAGACACAAAATTCACATGGAAAACTGGTGCTGATAGTTTGCCTGAATCTGATAAGGAAGTTACAGCAACTGCTACTTCCAAGGTAGAAGTAATTACAGCCGACGGAAATGTAGTAAGCACTACAACTAAAGTTGCTGTTGTAGAAAATACTACTGAAAAAGTAGACGACAAGTATGTAGCACCAAGAATGGATGAAACAAAAAGACCAAATTATGTAAAACCGCCTCTAGGTTACGAGGATGTAGAACGAACTATGATAGGAAAAGAAACATCGTCGACCGAATTCAATGGTGATGTAGTTGGGACAATGGCAACAGGAAAAGAATTTGAAAACCATGATTTCAATCCTACTGATACTAAGATAAACGTACCTGCATTTGACACTATTAAAAATAACCCTCATGCTACTCCAGAGGAGATGGAAGACGCAGTCGTAGACCAAAAATTTATGGAAGCAGACTTTGATGCAACAAAACAACAAGATGCGATTAATGTTGAGCACGCATACGACGAAGCAAAATATAATGACAGATTTCAACCAGTGACAATGGAATTGCGTCCAGATAAACCTAAAGATTATGATACAAATGATGCTTCTGCTAATGCATACCATGCTAGTCTAATTGACCAAAGAAACAAAGGACAATTAACAACAATTGAAGTTACTAAGCAAGAAATACAATTGATGGAAGCACAAGGTTATGAACTTAGTAACCAAAAAATTCAAGGTGTGTCGTCTGGCAGGAATTTTGTAGAAACGGCTGATAATGAAACTCAAACTCAAACTTTCACTTCTGTTAATCAAAATCATACCACAGGAATAGCATCGGTTAATACCTCCAATATTGAATTTGATATGTCTACAGACAAGATGACTTCTTCTGAGAATATGATGTTATTACAAGGTGTTGATTATGACGAAAGTTTAAAACTAACTGCAGCTTTGAATAGTGGGGACCAATCAAAGGTATTAGAAGTCGCAAATGAAATACAAACAGATTATGAAAATAGTCCATATTATGTTGACCCAGATGCTGGTGCGTTTGATGACATTAAGGCAGAAGATAAAGCAACTTTTGCTCAAAGTGAATTTTTATCTGGTGCTGATGCCGACTATAACGAATTAGCAGATGAAATGAAAGCAGATGAAGCAGCTAGAGTCAAAGCTGGTAGAGATTATGCAGCTGGTTTAGAGATACCTCATATGATTGATGGTAGTAATGCATTATTAAGACCTGAAGTCGAAGGTCCTAAACAAGAGACTCCTCAAGAAACAGCAACTAGAGAATATGATGCTTGGCAAGCGGATATGAAAGGTCAAGGACAAGTACTGGACTCACAAGGTTCTTACCAATCTTCGACTACTGATGATACTTACTTCGGTGTTCCTGGTGAACGAGACGGTCCTATGGGTGGGTTAATGGACTCAGATGAAGCGGCAGAGATGTCGACAGCGGCATCAGCAGCTAGACAAGAATTAGAATTTATAAACATCAGAAACAAAGCAATCGATTCTGAACAGGATATAATCTATGGAGGTCAGAATATGACTGAAAATATGATGATGATGGATATCGATAACGATGCTCTT